GAGGAGCTAATGCGGCCGAAGCCGCCCAAGTCCCTGCCCCAACGGCAGTAAACTCTCCCTCCCCAGTCGTCCTGCGGCGAACCGCCCCGCGACGAAGGCTACGAGCACACCCAACAAGGGCTTATATAGCGTAAGTGGCACCTATTAAGCCCCCATTTCCCGGCCTGACTCCTCAGGTACTCGGAAGATGGTTCACGCGCTGAGCGCAGACCGCCATTAACCTTACACGTGCTCTGACCCACACGACTGGCCAGAAACGGTGGGCAACCACCTCAACAATCCCCCTGTTTGACCAGCGAATCTACCTCCTGGCGAAGTAAATCCAACACAAACAGGCCTAATCTCTCTTCTTCCGTTTCGTAACTATCCGGTATAAGTACGAAACGAGGCGCAGGACGCCTATTACCGGAACGCCACCCAACGAAGGTGGCGTAAGACCACGCCGGCCGTGATCTGTACCGGTAGCTCCGACGTATCCAGCCGCAGGACGGACTGAATACGTCTCTCTTCAACTTCCCCCATCTCCCAATGGCCCACATATGGTCCCTTAAGGCTTCGGCCTCCATTGGGGTAGGATCGCGACCAACGATCTTACGCAGAGATGCTTCCTCCGGATGTTTCGCCGGACCTGGCAAGACGGTAAAGTGACGCCGTCTAAGCATCTGCCTCTCTCTTTTATAAGAGGCATAGGACCAATGTCCTATCTGAGATGGGAGAAAACCCCACCTCCTGCCAATTCGGCTGCGTGCAAACGCATCCGTCCAACAAGGGCGTGATGCCGCGGCTTTCGCCATGTGCATCATACCCTCGAATGTGGCAGGAGCCCCGCCCCTCCTTAAATGGCGCACTTCACGCCATTTCCCGTGCTGACGCAAGAAAGCGGTTGAGTTAACCTCGACCACATTCTCCGCTCGAATCGTTTTACCGTCATTCAGTTGGGATCCCGAAGGATAGTCCTGCTGATGAATCGGTCTTGATGCCGAGATGACGCAATCGTCACCGTTCACCAAGAATCGAGCCTCACAGTCGAATCGCGCGGCCCAAGAAGCCATGCAATAAGACTGTAAGCACAACAAAGGAAAGGAGAGGTAGGATCCCATCATCTGTCCGTGTCGGACTACCCGATCAACGCCCTCACCATCCACGAAACGTGGAGACAAGGAAGCCTTCGCCAACAAACGAAGACTACGAGGTATCTTCACCGAAGTGAAGAAAGCGCTGTCGAGTAGTACCTCCGCCACAACGTGGTGGAGGTTGTCAGTTGCCGATACCAAATCTACGGAGGTTTGGTACTTGTTGACACAGACAGATGCCATCCGTTTATCGGTCGGAGGACCGCAAAGAAGCCATTCCTGCTTTTGCAAACAGGAATACATAAGCTTATGCAGGGGAGCAAGCAAATCGACCTTCTCATCGTAGATGAGCAGTGGTCTAACTTTACCTGCCGAAGGCACTTCTTTGTAGCGCGCGAGAAACTCAGGGACGACCTGAGTTTCTTCCGTAGTCACGCTAATAAACTCTTCTCTCCGGCCACGCCAAAGGGCGTCCGCTCGGGACCCCTTTGGGAGACGTGCAGTTGGGTTCGGGACATACTCGCCGACAAAGCGAGCGTAGTCACGATCCCAACCTGGAGTGAAGATACGAGTAGCTACACGCCGAACGTGTGCAAGATACTCATCGGATGGGGGAGGGGGTAGAGAGATCGCGTTCTGTACCCACGAAGAACACGATGACGGTAAGCAGAGACGGCAACCCGTTGGCAGGTTGCGTTTAATTGACGACATAGAGTGGGCCAGCTCCCACCTGTCTCGTCTCCCCAACCTAGTGAGTGACACTAGGCCGTTTTTATCAACCCTTCCCGAGCGCTGGCTGCGCGGGAAGGCAACAGAGTCGCGTACCTGACCCTGTTGAAGAAGAAAGTTTAGGAACCGAGAAAGCTGATCTGGACTGCAATCCGGAAGTTCGCAGTATGGCAAGCCATACCGAACCCGAAGCAATTGCAATCCATTGTGGATCGTTTCCTTGGTACATAGCTCTGCTTGAGAACATTGCTTGCACCGTTTAACACTACCACCGCTGGCGGATTTAGGTAGTGGCACCTTTTTCGTAGGTGAAACGTGTGCTGCATCCTCAACGGAACGACGTGGCCGACGAGTGCTCTTGGGCATCGTAACGGCGACGGTTTCCTTAGCGGG